CCACAGGGCCGCGCCGGGCGGCAGGTTAGCCATGAGCGCGGCAGCCTTGCGCGGCGTCAGGAGACCCCGCCACAGATCCAGCAGGTCACGTTGGTAGTAGTGCGCGAAGTCGGCCTCAAGAGCCCCGGCATAGTCCCTCAGGACGACGACGAGGCTTTGAGGTTTCCCAGGGCTGCCATGATGGCGTTGAGGAACCTGTCGGTCGGCTCACCCGGGACGCGCCCATCAGGGAGGCGAACCCTGTCCTTGAACGCGGACCACTGCTCCTTGCCGACGAACATGCGAGCCACCGCGAAGTTCTTGCCGTCCTCGATGAGCTCGAACAGCTCCACGTTGTCGGCGGTCTCGCGCGGGATGATGTACTGCACTCCGTCGAAGTCGAAGCGGATGTCCTCGCTTTTGGCTTCCGCCTTGGCGGCGTGGTCCGTGGGCTTCTTGGCGGTCTTGGGTACGGCCATGATGTTCTCCTAACAGGCGGCAGGCAGGCGCACGCTCCGAGTGCCTGCAAGCCTCGGGGCGTTGGGTTAGAGGGGTCAGGCGATCGGGTAGACCACGGCAGTGCTGTTGGTGACGATCTCGAAGTCCCCGGTGACGTCCACCGTGAACTCGTAGATCGTCAGCTCTTCGGACGACATCACGACCTCGCCACGATCGCCGACAGTGCCGACCGGGATGATGTAGCGGGTCTGGATGCTTGTGCCCTCGAACTCGTCGACGACCCACGCGCGAGGGTCAGCAGTCATCCCGCCGGGGACCGTGATCGTGGACACGCCGGTCGTAGTGACGCCGGTCGAGCCCGCGTGCATCAGCCCGAGGACGATCGCGGTCTCCTCGGCGCACTGGAACTTGAACGAGTTCTCGGTGCCAGTCACCTTCGTTTTGACGACTGTGCCACCCTGGTGCGCCTTGAACTTCTTGACATCGACCTTGCGAGAGAGTGAGACACCGCTCTCACCAAGCCAACCCATGTCCTTGTATGCGACCGCAACAGCCGCGAGGCCAACGGGTCCAGTGGTACCGGATGCCGCTGCGTAGACGGCGGACAGGATGTCCCCATAGATGCGCACCCCGGCAAGATTCTTTCCCATGAGGATCAGCTCTCTTTCTTGGTGTCAGGCTCGGGTGCCCGGGCCAGTCCGTAGTACAGGAGCCGGGCGGCTTCTGCGTCGTCAACATTGACTGTCGTGTCGGGGTTGTGGTTGCGGCCATCAGCGTCGACATACGCGTAGGCGAGAGTGACTTTGGGCATGGTGTCTCCTCAGACGGTTAGTGCAGAACCTGCGATGGTGAGCTCAACAACGAAGTAGCGGCGCGGCTTCGTATCAGGGATCGGGGAAGGCCCCGAGATCTCGGTGACCTTCCTGACCGAGCCGTTGCCCACCGCGGCGCTGAACAATGCGCGGACCAGCCGGGTCAGGTCGGTGACGTCCTGCTCCGTGGCAGCCCACACGTTGACGCCGATCCGGGCGACCTCTTGGCGCATGTTGACCTTCGGGCCACCATCGCGGCGGACAGTGACGAGCCGGGCCGGGATGGTTGTGGGGACAGTGGTGCCGACTGCCACGCCGGTCGCGTAAGCCTCGGCCCGGATTGCGAGTGCCGCGCGGAGGTAGCCGGTCGCCCAGAGGTCTACGTCGCCGAACTGTGAGACCTGCATCAGGCGCCTCCTGCTGCGTCGAGAGCGCGGGCAAGGTTGCCGGTGTTGGCCTCGACAAGATTGGAGTACGGGGCGTTCGCGTAGACGCGGGAGACGACCCGGTCCTTGTGGACCTCGTCCACGACCTCGATGCCTGCGAGGTAGGCGCCGGAGGCGACCGGGGCCGAAGCCCTCGCGGCGGTAGCGGCACGCTCTGCGCGGCGGTGCAACTCAGCCGCAACCTCGGGGGACTTCAGGAGGGATGCTATGCCAGCGTGGTTCAGGACGATGCGGGCGTTCGGCATCTCAGCCCTCCGTGATCTTGAGGTGGATGATCTGGCCCGGTTCCCATCCCGTCATCGGATGATGGACGTCGAAAGGATGGCCCACGACATCGCAGGTCAGTCCGCCAGAGCGCGGGATCACCATCCGGTCGGTTGCCATCACGTCCGACCCGAACGGGGCCAACACGTCGAAGTCGCTGATGATCGGGGTCCGGGCGTCCTGTGTCGGCTCGATCGATCCGCCGAGGAAGATGCTGCAACCCTCGATGGTCAGGAGTGTTGGTGTCGTCCAGTCGAGCCCGGTCGGTAGGCCCGAGTACGGGTCAACGACGGGGGTGCCGCGTTGGCGAACGACCGTCTCGCCGTAGGCGAAGTCCATCAGTATTCGTCACCCGACAGAACGCCGCCCTCGTACAGCGGGTACTCATAGTTCGTCAGGTCTGCGCCACATGAGCAGTAGGTCGCGCCGAAAGCGAGAGAGCACCATGGCTGATGAACCGACCCTGAGTCGCCCGGCGTGATCGAGAACGCGGCGCCCGAGTTCACCGTGCCCGAGGAGCAGATATCTTGCAGCGCGGCGATTTCGCTCGGCCATAGGTTGAACCCGGTGCGCTGGCGAGTGTCGACGGTAACGCCGAACGGGCCTGCGGTCTGCGCCTGGAAAGCGCCGGATCCGGTCTCGGCCCAGCGTTTCACGGCGCCGAGCAGGATCAGCTTCGCCTCAGCCAGTTGGTCGGGCGTCGGTGCGATGCGCGCCCAAGTGACCGTGCCATCAGTGACCGTGTCCCCGATCGCAGCCGGAGCGGTCGGGGCGGTCGCACCGGAGGTCCCGGCCACAGTCACCTTCAACGCCTCACCACTGGTGAGTTTGACGCTCTGGTCAAAGACGTAGGCCGTTGTCGCAGCCCAGTCCGAGGTTGGAATGGTCAGGCAGGGGGCGACCCGCGACGCCTTCGCGTTTGCGCCGGCGACCATGTCCAGCACCATGTCGGCCGACTGCAATGCGGTCGGAAGATCGGTCACTGTGATGATCTGAGCCACGGGTCACCCCCTCCTGGTTACTTCTCGGTCTTGCTGGCAGCGGCCTTCTTGGCCGGTGCCTTCTTGACGGGCTCGACCTTCTCTGCCGGCTCCCACTCGCTGCCCAGACGGGCGGCCGTCTCGTCAGAGACAGAGACGACCGCTCCGGACTGGACGTTACGCAGACGAGGCATCAGACGAGGTCGTGGATCTTGGCGAAGGCCGACAGGTCCGCGACGCCCCAGCCGTAGACGACCTCTGCACGGAACGCGACCTGGTTGTTCCGCTTCAGGTCGCCGCCGCCGTCCGGGTCGCCGTACTTGATGACCTCGAGGCCGATCGACTTCTGGACGCCCCAGCGGATCGCGCTGAAGTCGCCGACGAAGCCGAGCACCTTCGTGTCGACCGCGATGACGCCTGCGGCGCTCACCGTGTTCGACACCGACGCGCGGTGACCGTCGAGCTCGGACACTGAGGTTCCGAGCTGGAAGTTCGGGTAGAGCTTCTGCTCGGAGTTGGTCCCGCGCAGAGCCGAGAACTTCGAGGCGTAGGTCGGAGCGAGGGCGACGTCCCGCGGAATGAACCCGTCCGCGAGGATCAGCGCGTCGGCCGCGTCGAGGCTCACGTAGGGCTTGTCCGCTGCGGCGTACTCCACCAGGTTCGTGGTGTCCGTGAGGCCACCGTTCATGGCGGCCACAACAGCGCCACCGGTGGGGTTGATCTCGTGGAACACGCCGAAGTCCAGCGCACGCGAAAGCGACGGCTGGATCTCAGCGAGGATCTGGTCGATGACCGCGAGCTGACGATCTGCGTCAGCCCACAGAACCTCCTCGTTGAAGCGAAGGGTCTTGTGGAACTTGAACGGCAGAACCGTCTTGGTCGTCGGCGTGACAGTCGAGGCGCCCTTGGCTGCACCTTCACCGACGTACTCGGCCTCGCCGATGCTGAAGGTCCAGGCATCGCCCTCGCCGTAGGTCATCGGGATGGAGTTGGACAGGGCGGCGACGGCAGAACCGTTCTTGACGGCGCCTAGCCATGGGTCAAGCTTCTGCTTCGGGATCGTGAGCGACCCGGTTGCGAATGTAGCCATTGCGGTCTCCTTCTAAGAGTTATTCGCCGGACTGGAACAGGTCATGCGCGAACTGGCGCATGGGGTCATCGCCGGACTTGGGGGGGTTGGTGCCCTCACGGGGCACGAAATTGCCATGCTTTTTGAGGTCGCCCTGCCTGGCGGTGTAGAGCTCCGCCTGGCGGGTCATGATGACCTCGTCGTTGCCGGTGAGCAGCGCGTCAGCGGCCTCATCGCCGATCGCGAACTTGGCTGCGATCCTGAACTTCAGCGCGTCACGGCGAGCGTCGACAGCGTCCTTTTCGGCTACTGCCAGACGGTCGGCAGACTTCTGCGCCTCGGTCTTGTTCGCCTCCTCGATCACGGCCAGCTTGTCGGCTGCGATCTTGTACTCCTTCGCTCGCGCCTCGTGCTTGCGCGCCTCGGCCTTCCAGTCGGTCTCATCGACCTTCGGCGGCGTCGGTGGTTCCTGTGCAGGAACCGGCGGGGTAGGAGGGGTGGGTTCGGTCGGCGTTGCGGTCATCATTTGCTCCCGTGCGGGAAGTCGAGGCCGTGCGGCCTCGGGGGTTTAGTGGGTGATTCCCGGCTTTGAGCGCAGCCGTTACGCTTGGCCCCGTGAGGGGTTGTCTATGGGTCAATCACCAGGCGGGCGTCGCCGTGCATCGGCAGTGATCGTGAGCGTCGAAGCCGTAGCCCTCGACGTAGTGGATCTCGCCATCAAGGAGGTTCGCGCACCAGTCACACTCGCCGTTACCGACGCGCACCCACCCCTTGGCGCTCCTGTCTTGGATTGACGAGAAGCGAACGGTTTCCCGATCGGCGTTGACGATGATCCGCTGCAACCCGCCGGCGACCTTGGCCAGCGAGGTCGAGTAGTCGGGCTCGGCTGCGAACAGCGGCGTCACGCCCCAACGTGCGAGCGCATCCGTCCGGCCTTGGTCGGGAAGTTCCGCTGGGATGGCACGGAACCGACCCTTGACCGCTGCCGCGGCCCGCATCTCGTCATACCAGTCGGCGCCCAGCGTGGCCGCCGCGCTGCCGTAGATCGCCACGAGCCGGGGCAGGAGTTCGATCAGCCCATCGCGGGCAGCCGTGGCCGTGTTGAACTCGCGCCAGATCAGCGTCAGATCCTTCTGTGCGAGCCCGGTCAGTTCAGCCAGGTCACGCCGGTGCGCCGCCGTTAGCGTCGGCACCAGTCACCGCCCGGGGTGAGCCTGCATCGAGCGTCCAGCGACGGACGATCATGCCCTTGGGGAGTCGCTCGAATAGCCCGCATTGGATGTCGTCAATGCCGATGTTGAAGCGGGCAGCAAGGACCACACACTGGTCATCTTCGTGGATGAGGTAGCCGACGTTGCGGCAGAGGAACCCGGGGCCGGTTGCCCATTCGACAGCCTCGGAGAGGTCCTGCCATGTGGCTATATTCATGGCGTCTTCCCACTCGATGCACACCAAGGGTGGGTAGTCGGTGAAGTCCTTGGGTGCGGGTTCGTCCTTGGTGATCACTTGCCGCCACCGACCTTGGCCGGACGTGGGATGCACATGCGGTGCCGGAACTTCCCTGGTTCGACCATCACATACGGCTGCCCTGTCTTGGACCAACGTTGACAACGGTCACACCAGATGACGTTGCCCATCAGGTCACCACCGGCCGGCCAGCAGCAGCGGCGTCAGTGATAGCCCGCAACGCAGCCGAACCACCCATGCGCCGCTTGTCCGCCATCGCCCGACTGATCTGGCTAGGCGACAGGCCAGCGATCTCAAGGCCAACCTCCGTCTCGGCGAGCCATGGGAACTGGGCGATGACCTTCGTGCCAGCGTCGGCCGCAGCCGCACGGGAGACGTGCATCGGGTTGCGCCATAGCGGCCGGACATCGAGGTTGTCTGGCACTGCACCCTTACCGAGCATCCGCAGCGCCCTGGTGACCGCCGAGGACAGGTCCGGGGACCAGTCGTCGGTCGTCTGCTCCGCAGTCGCAATCAGGTCGTCACGCGACGCCTGCAACGCCTCCGCGCTCGTCGGGTTCGCGTCGCCGATAATGCCCAGTTCGCCGACCGGGATGCCAGTCTCGCCCGAGAACATCTGCGCCAACATCCGAAGGTGCAAGTTCTGCGGCTCCGGCGACTGGCCGTTGAACTGCTTCACGTCCGCCCGCGCCAGGTTGTCCGGGGCTTCCTTGTCGTCACCGATCGCCCAAACCGCATCCCACGCCGCCTGCCAGGTCGACTTCGGCGACCCGTCCGCGTTCTGGAAAGCCGCCTCAGTCGCCCCGAGAAGCACGTAGCGCGGCAGGCTGTACGCCTCACCGTTCACATCGGCCCGGATCATCGCGGCGAGCGCCTGCGTGTGGATCGACATCACCGCGCGACTGATCCGCGAGGACCCGAACGGGCGTCCGACGCGCGGCTTGTAGCGCAGAGGGTCGACCGGCACGCCGTAGGTGTGCGCCCGGCGCTCGACCTTCCAGACTCCGCCTTCCTTCGTCATCACGACATTCAGGTTCGGCAGGTACATGACCATGCTCGTCGGCTCGCCCTTGTCGTCGAGCCCGGTGATCGACAGGAACGAACGGATCGCGCGCCGGCGCACATCCCAGAAGCCCGTTGCTGTTTCAGCGCTGCGAGCGTTGATGAGGACCGCGGGCTCGTCGGCCTGCGTGTCGCCCTGGGTCGTCACCAGCCACGAAACCGCGTGGATCAGCGAGGAGACGCCGCCCTGGGAGACCTCCGACATCAGCCGGTTCTCGCGCACGATGTCGTCGAGGCCCAGAGTGTCGAGATCGACACCACCAGCGTCGTAGAACCCGTCGAGGTTGCAGCGCCGGTTCAGCTTGTCGACCCCGATCGCCGACCATCCCAGCACGAACTTGCGGCGACGCACCACGTTCGGGACCGCTCGGGACATCAGCGCCCGCTCGGAGTTCTTCATGTCGTAGAACGCCGAACGGAGGTTGTTGCGGGGCCGCTTGTCGCGCCACTGCTTCACGAGCTCGTCGAGGGCGTTCTGCTCGCCGTGAGTCAGATCCAGGATTCGGATGAGATCGACCATTAGCCGGTAATCACTCTCCGTCCGGTTCCGTTGCGAGTTGACTTCTTAGGCTGCATGGCCGCGCCGACGCGGGCCATGGTCACGGCGACAAACGGATGGATGTACACCGAGGGGTCCTTACGGTCATAGCCCCACCCTCCGGCGGTCCCGATCGCGCGCTTCCGTGCGCCATCGCGGGCGTCGTTGAGCGGCTCTTGGTCTGAGTGGGTCAATCGGCCGGCATCGAGGTCGGACACGATCAGGCCGCAGCCTCGCGCCATGTCACCCGCGCCACCAGCATGAACCTTCACGCCGCGCGCCTTGAGTGCCGGGATCATCGACGACGCCGGCGACATTGTGTCAATCACGACCTGCATCCGACGACCAGCCCTGGCAACAACCCAGTCGACCGCGCCAGGCTCGTCCACGCCAGCCCAGACCTCTTCGACGTGCGCCGAATCCTCCTCGAGCCAGCACGCACCTACCGAGATCCGGCGGTCGTGGCTCATGTCCACACCGAGCGCCGCGGGCTTGCTTCCGTCAGGCGGGCCGATGTCGACACCGTCAGCCCAGAGCGCGCCGTTGACCGGAGAGAACTGCTTGGTGATCTCATCCCAAATGCCGAGCGCCTCACGGTTCCACGAGTCATCGTTCTTGAGCTTCTTGCGAAGCCGCAACATCGCGCGCTCTGAGGTGCGGAGAGGGAACGACGGGTTGGCCTTGCGCCACTGGTCACGGTCCATCGGGTCCGCTCCGCGGTCGGCGCTCATCTCGATGTAGAGCGTTCCTTCGGACTCGCCGTCCAGCGCCTCTTGACGCAGAAGAGTGAAGTGCTCGCCCTTGTCCCGCGGTCGAGGAGGGGTGCCGATGACGAAGCACAACGGGTTCTGAGCGACGTTCTGTGTGGCGCCCATGTTCTCCAGCGCCTCGGTCGAGAGGTGTTGTCCCTCATCGAACACGATCACGTCGACGTCGGTACGGCCACGACCGAAGCCCGAGTTACGGGCGCCGAACTCGATGCTCGACTCGTTGTTGAAAACGATCGCCTCGTCGCCCTTACCCTGCGGCGTCTTGAAGATGTGAGGCTTGACCTTTGGCCACTGCGACATCGTGAAGAACTGCTCGAACGTCTCCAGCGCCGTGTCCTTCACCTGCGCTGTCCAGATGACTTTCAGGCCAGGCTTCATCAGACACAGCGCGAAGATGATGCAGGCGATCAGGTACGTCTTGCCGACCTGGCGGGGAATACTGAACACAATGGTGTCGGCGGCGTACTCGTCGTCGTCGCGCTGCGACAGGATCAACATCCCGGCGCCGTCCTGCCAACCATCGAAGCCCCAGCCGAGACCATGGCATGTTTGCCGAACCGAAGGCCACTCACTCTTGGTGATCCCTGCCGGCGCAACGACGTGGCGAGCCACCATCGACAGCGGTCGACGGTCAGTAGCCGGTGCCGTTCCAGGCTTCGGCTTCAAGGGGTGCCACTATCGAGGCGTCCTCGTCCTCGACAGAGCGACGCGACTCCTCCTCACGAATGAGGCCATTCAGCTTACTCAACTCGTTGCTGAACTGCGGGCGAGTGTTCTCAGCGGCGGTCGACAGCGACTCCGCGATGATGATGCGCTGAGCCTTCATGATCGCCAAGATGTCACCCATCTCGACAGCCTCAAGCAGAGTCGGGGGCGTCTCTCGCTCATTGGGGGAGACGACCCGGAGGGGTGCCTTGCGCGCCATGCGGAGTCACCTCCAATGGGGGGGGAGGGGGAGGTCGGGGGGAGGACCCGCCTATGCCGTGAGAGGCGGCGGCTTGGGGGTACCGGGGGTGGTCCCCCTGGGTCACCACACTCGCCATGTCTCGAAGGTCCGCGGCCCGAGTTGCTCAGGTGTCCGGTGCCACTTCTCACGGTTGCACTTGCGGTGGCTGGCCTGCTTGTTGTCGAGCGTGTCAGTGCCGCCGTTGTGCAGGGCGGTGACGTGGTCGACCTCGAAGGACATCGGGTCGGGTGAGCGCAGCGCATAGTCGATCGGCTGCTCGCAGATCCCGCATGGTGGTTTGGTCCTGCGGATGGCAGCCCGGTCGCGGTCGCGGACGGTGGTGCTGCGTGCGCTAGGCGGGGAGACTGGCATCAGCCAGCACCCCGTCTGTGATGGCGTTGGTCAGCTCATCCACAGCCTCGACGCATC